AACTCTTTTCAGATACTTCGACTATCTGTCCTGCCTTAACTTCGATATAGCAGTCTTTTAATACTTTCGCTTTCATCACGCAGCGGTGACTTTAGCGAAGCCGTTCGGACGAACGAGGTGAATGTCAGCCATGACTTTGCCGACAATCTTGACGAGATCCTGTTCAGCCAGTGATGTGGTATCAACGATGAACTTAAAGTCTTCGCCTTCAGGGAAGTTTGCGACAACACCATCGAGGTCACCGACAAGCATTCCGGTAACTGTGGAATTGAACAGAACTTCCATGCCGTTGAACGGATCTTCAATCTTTCCACCAGTGGTGGCTCTTTCGTTCATGATGTTTGCATAGGTCTGCTTGGACAGGATAACAACAGGATTGGCTGCTTCGTCAGACAGAGCAGCGAAGCCAGCCATTGCTGCAGTATTGTCAATCGGATTTGTGACTGCTGCAGTCAGTGTGGATGCTGTGATTTCTGCGACAACTGCATTCTCAAGAGCAAGAGCAAGCTGATGTCCGAACTCGTCCATCAGATAGTCCATGAATTCTTCGCCACGGAGTGCCAGTACAGAGTCAGAAACACGAATCCACTTCTTGTAGTACTGTGCGATGAAATTGATTGTACCCAGTGTCAGAGTCTCTTCTGTCGGAGCATCAGCACCTTCTGTGTGCTTAACAGCACCAGTAGCGGATGCTTCATACTGTACAGAGTAGTTACCCTTGACATAGACCTTGCGGATGCGAGACAGGATGCTGGACTTATCCCAGTCAGTCCAAATGTAATCGTCAACGATGTCGCTGACTTTTACAGTGCCGGATGCATTTGTGGTCAGGAGCATTGCTCTCTGTTCCGGTGTGGCAGTTCCCTTGATGTATTCAGCAAGAGCATCAACCATTTCAGCCTTTCTTACTTCTGTGTTCATTTCCTTCTCCTCTTTTCTCTCTTCGATGACTGTTGCGTTCATCTGTGCGACCTTCTCCATCACAGAACGCTTCTCTTCAGCTTCGGCTTTCAGAGCATTGTCACGTTCCTGCAGTTCATCGACCTCTGCAGAAAGTGCTTCGACATCGGCATTTTCATCAGCGAGTTCCGTCTGAATGGCAGACAGTCTCTCTTCGATGTCAGCGTGTCTCATTTCTTTAATTTCCATCAGAAACTCCTCTCATAATCTTGACCTTCAGCATTAGTGCTTTCCTCGCCTTTTCTCTGCGTTCGCATTCCAGTCGCTCCGCTTTCTCCGCTTCAATCACTCCGTTGAAGTAGTCACGAGCAGATACCCCTATCTCGGTAAATGGGTTTGCGGGGAAACTCACTGCACTGATGTCAAAGACCTTGGACACACGTTTTACGATCCTAGTGTGTGTCTGTCGGTCATATTCGTCTTCAGCGACAACGAAAGAAAAAGACATCTGCTGATAGTTACCAGTTGCGATGTCTTCGTACATTTCTTTAGATGCCCCTGTGAGACCCAAATTTGTCCGCTGATGCAGTCCATGGTCATCGATTGATAATTCGACCGAATTGTTCTTCGTCCTTGCGAGAACCCTTCCTGTGTGGTCTCTCAAGAACACCACATCGGACATATCAGCATCATCGAATGCATGACGGTCAATCTGTTCGTAATACTTGACTCCGTCCTGCTCAAACATTTCGTATGGTTCAAATGTTGAAGCGTATCCTTCAACCATGTAGTCATCACTTGTGCCAAACTCGCCCAAGTTCCGATATTCTCTATCCTTCTTGATCGGCATTGTCTTCTCCTTCCGCAAGGTCATCAAGTTTACTTGTTGCCTTGTAATATTCACCTCGGATAATTCGCACATCACCATTCTCTAACGGTGGCAGATTCCAAATATCACGGATCTCGTTGATAGACAGGATGCCACGGTCAGCCATCTGACTGGATACGTTCAATTTATCCGCTGTGCTCATGTACTGCAGTCGGTTCGATGTTGCCATCACGAAAGAGCCTTGCTGTCTTTCCTTCTCGGTGAAGATGGTCTTTGTCATGGCTTCAGAGAACTGTATAGCAAACTGTTCAATAACTGACTCATAGAAAGCACTCCAAGAATCACCAAACGCTTTTGACTGCAAAATGTCCTCATTGACTGCGAAATAGTTGTAAACGGATGTCCTGATGTTATTGTTCTCAGCATCGGATACAGTGTATGGCTTGGAATCAATCTGTTTGATGTCGGAATAGGTATTCGGAAATAAAAGAAGACCGCCGTCATCGTCAGCCTTAAGGTTATTCTCGTTGAATCTCTTCCGTTCTTTTGCAAGGTCATCCGGTAATGAGAAGTTATTGACTCTAGCCATGAATCTGAATGTAGCACCATTCTTGACGGCTTCCTCAATGCCTTGGTTTTGTACATGAATCAGTTTCATTGTCGGCTCAAGTGCACTGTTTGATGCTCCGAAGAAATCGGAATCATACTGGAATTTTGTCAACACGATACAATTTGAGAATTTGTCCGATGCCACTCTTCCGTCATGAAATTTGAACCGGAGCCAAGGTTCTCCTTCATACTCGACCACTTCGCACCGTTTCGGAAGAATCGGATAGTATCCGACCACTTCCATGTAACTGTCGTACACTGGGCAAATCACGAGTGTATTCTGACAGTCCAAAATCACAGAGCAGCGGTATAAGAAGGATGACCATGTCTGCCAGTTATTCGGCTGAAGCCTTAGCCTTGTCTGCAGTTTCGGTTTTCCTGCTCCATGCAGTTCCACCTTCAATTTAGAAATATGTCTTGCTCTCGCATCAATCGCACTTCGCACTAGATCAGACTCATAGATAGAGCCGTGCCATGTTGTGAAGTGCGGTCTGTAAGCCGTCAGAGTACGGAAGTATTCATGTGCTTCTCTCGCACGTTCCACCTCTTTCGGCTTAAATATCAAATCAAAGAGACCCATGTCTACCTCCTGTTTTTTAACTGTTCGCCAATTTCGCTGTACCACTTCGATCTCACGGTCAAACTGTCGATTAAAGAGGCACAGCCGTCAATGTGAAGTGAGGGATTGACTTTGACGAGTCGCTTGCGTCCAGTCTCTACATTTCGTTTCAAAGCTGAATTGAGCAGATGCATCTTCAGCACATCGTTGTCACCAATCTGAATCTTTCCGTCCTTCATCATTCCTTCCATCTCTGAAATGATTGGCGAAAGATTTTCCCCTTGGAAAACATCATCACACTTCGCACCGTACTGCTCTAATTCTTGAATCAAGTACTGCGAAGAATATCTATCGTATCCGATGACTAACGGCAGTATCTGATACTGTTCGATTAGGTTTCGGATGTAGTTGAACACATCTTTATAGTCAACGAAGTTTTCACCACTGGGTGTGACTAGACCACGTTGAACATATATCTGATATGGAAGTCCTTCTCGTGCTGTGGCTTCTTCTATCTTTTCTGACGGCATGAAGAATTGATTGATGACATACAGTGTTTCGTTCTTCTCGATAACAACAGACACCGATGTCAGGTCGATAGTCTGCGACAAGTCTATGCCAATGGTGCAGTAGTTTTCTCGGAAATCATTTAGGTCTAAATGTTCACCACAGGCTTTTTCTACTGTCTTGGTCTCAAGCCATGCCACAGAAGAGTTCTGTTTGATGTTGCAGTATTTCGTGAGGAACTCTGCCTTTTTGGACATAGATCCTTCTGCAATGGCAATCTCTTCCAGTAGATAATCCACTTTGACCGATACACCAAGATTCGGATTTGATTTCCGTAACTCGTTGATATCGTTCCACTTGTCCACATCGTCAATCATGTAGAGCATCGGCAGAAGCCTTGTCTCTTTTGAGTCACCCTTCAGGAAGCGTGTAGAGCGTTTCATCAGTTCATCATAGATGCCGTCATTGATATATCCTGCTGTGGATATAGCAAGCATTAACGGCTGCTCTCTTGCTCCCATTGCTGACTTCATGACTTCGTACTGCTTCAAGCCTTGCTCCGGTGACCATGACGAGAACTCGTCACAGATGCAGATGCTCGGATTGAAACCGTCAGACTTCTTTGCGTTGAAAGCAATCTTCTTCATGGAAGAATTGGTCTCGGCAATATAGATGTCTGACTTCCTGTGTTTGGCTTTGTGTTTCAAATCGTTGTCCAGTGAGACCGACTGCCAAAACGTGTCATAGATAATGTCGGCTTGATCCAGTTTAGGAGCAACGCAGAAACCTCTTGCACCATATTCGCCATCAGCAAACAGAGCGTATTCTGCAAGTGAAGCACCAAGCAGCGACTTTCCATTCTTTCGTGCTTCTACCAGTACGATTTCACGGAACTGGCGAAGACCATCCTTATCCACAATGCCGAAAATTGCTGACACGAATGCTTTCTGCCATATCTCCAGTTTGAAGCACTTCGGTGCGAGTTTCCCTTCAGTGTGATGGCATTTCGTCTCAATGAACCGGATAGCCTTGTTCGCTTTCTTTTGGTCGAAGAAAAAAAGACCGTCATCCAGTCCTTTCACCAAGTATTCATAGACCATTCGGACATACTCGCCCACTACCACCGAACCATCTTTGATTTGCTGATAGTAAGTCAGAATATAGTTGTCCATTTCCGTTCATTTCCTTTCAAATCCCACCAAGACAGAGGAAAATCTTAGTCCACCGCTCGGTCTCCATGCCCTATAGGTAGTTTTCCACAATAGGGGGGATCTATTTGGTGGTGACTCTTCCGAACTCATCCACAGTGTATCTGCGTTCTCTCGCTCCGTGTCTTGCCCTGTGACATTCTCTGCAAAGACTGATGAGATTCTCTTCGTTGAGTGTGATGCTTGGGTCTGTGATGTTCTCCGGCTGTAGTGGAATGATGTGATGAACTTCCTCGGCTGGTGTCTGTATGCCTTTTGCTAGACAGTCTTGGCAAAGATAGTGGTCACGCTTCATGACATACTCTCTTGTGTGTTGCCATGTCTTGCTCTTGTAGAAGAACTCACTCCACTTTTGCACGGTGCTTCATCCTTTCCCATAACCAAAGCTGATATGCTTCGCACGTTGCCACCTTCTCCGGTCTGTCGCAGATTGCCACGCATAAAGTACACGGACATGACGAGTAGTCTGCCAGTCTGCGTAAGTGCTCTCTTGCTTCACGTTTGCTCATTGTACTGATATCAATTACATCGTCATCCATGTTAGTCTCCCTCAAAAGGCTGACCATACTAGAAAGGATTTTATCGAGCCTGTGTGCAGTGTCATAAGGAAAGGCAATATGTGGTCAGCCGTTTGGCACACACGAAAAAAGACGAGCCAACCTTACTCGCCTTTTTCACTGGTTACATTATATGCGATGTCATTCGGACAATTCGGACAACTTATCAAAGTATCTGCGTAATCTCTTCCTTGAGTAGTCATACGATGGATAACCATAGACCTTCATATTCACTCGTTTCCAGTCTAACCGAAGCAGATATTTCCATCTGATGATAGATACTATCTCCGTGTCTTTGACTGTGAGCAGCCATGCTTCTATTTCTTCAAGTAAAGCGTACATCCGTTCTCGTTCAGCTTCGCATTGCTCCTTGAGGTGTAAGATCCTCATAGCGTTGCGTTCTGTCGGATTGCTCGGAGTGTTGCTGTGTCCTTCCATCGGTCTGCCGTTTGGTGAGGAAACAGGATTGTATAGAGTCTGTATTTCTTCCTCGATGGCTTCGATGTTGGAAGAGATCCCATAGTATTGTTCGAGTTTGTCTATTGTCATTACCCACAATGTACCATTTAATTCAGAACAGTTCCATCTGCTTTGTTGGATGTGCTTTCCTGTTCAGCAGTTTGTCTAGCACCAGTAGCATGACTGGCTTTGGAATATCATTGTATCCGCTAGAGTACAGATATTCTCTTGCACGTTCGTTTGCCCATGCGTGTACACA